GTGCTGAGTATCATGAAGCCAGTTGAATACAGGAGCACCAAAACGCATAAAGTAGAGAGTGTCGTATAGTCCATTTTGCATCACCTTAGGTTGCGGTAGTTTGTTGAACTTGCGAATCCATTCAAGCATGAACATGGATGCAAAGGGAATAACGAGACACTCAATAGTATGAGTCTCTGCGAAGTACGCTCCGTAACCAACACAGTTAATAGTGCGGAGAGGATTGGGATCAGGAGTTTCAATGTCGATACTGATGAGAGTAGCGAGACGCTCCCACCGTTCAAAGAATTCTGGCAGATTCTCTGGTGTTGCTATCGTCCACTTGAATGCAGGAGGAATGAAGAAGCTAGCAGGATCTACTAGTTTCTTGAGGAACCGTGTAAGGGCCGCCTGAGCCCACCCAACTGTTTGTAAGTTTTTGAGGGGGTTTGCAAAGACGACAGGTATTCTATCACGGGGGGTATATAACAAGCTGCCTTGATAATCATCAAGAGTAACACCACGTCGATTGTTCGGCGGAATGAAGTCTGCTTGTGCATATAACAGAGTTTTGAGGAAAGCTTCATTTGTGCAAAGTATCCCATCAAGTTTGGTTGGGAGTTTACTGACACTATTCTCTAAGTCAGCAATGGTGAACGGCGTGGAAAGTTTAGACTTCCAAACTGTTTGTGTTCCTTTGGTACAGGCTCCCAGCAGTTGCTGGTAACTGGAATCGTCAAGGGTACCAAGATGAAGGAGGGTTGGCATAGTAGTTGTAGTGTTTGATACTGTTAACTTTTGGGAGCCTGCTGGGCGTTACTCCAGTCGAAACTGAAATCATCAGGAGTATTTCATCCGTGTTTGACAAGTTACGGTACTTACCGTACAAATCAGGCTCTCAAAAATTAACAGGCAGTTTTTACTCATGCCCAGGAGTCAGCCGACGTTACTGAACGATGATGTCAGTAACAGAACCGTAGACACGATCAGGATCTTTCTTGTCCTTGCGGTTCTTGACATTGCAAGCAATGGTCAGTTCCGTCATGTCATCACGGATCAGTTCGCCCAAGTTGGTTTTGCCAAAGTGCTCAGCAAAGGGCTTGAGAATCTTCTTGAGATTTCCCAGGCCGAACTTGTTGTCAATGAAGAACACAGTGGAGAACTTGGTACCAACAGGAACTGCAACAGTGTTGACAGGGTCTTTCAGTTCCACTGTTTCCACCACTTCCAGCAGTGCTTCCACTGCCGGTTTGTCCGCCACTTCCTTGGCGTCCATCGTGATCTTCAGAATGTAACTGCCGGGAGGGGGAGTTTCAAAACTGGGAAGATCGGCGAGATCGTCGATACTGGTAGCGAAGAGGTCGTCAATGCTTGCAAAGCCTTTGTCGTCTTGATTGTCAGCCATGATAGTGTTTCCTATTAGTGAGGAGATTGATGAATGTGAGGAAGATTCCTCGTTCGAGTAGTTGGTAGTAAGTTACCAGCTCAATTCGTCAGAGTGGTCCTGGCCCGAATGCCCAGCGAGAATCTTCTGTAGCACCCAACAGTTCCTTGCCAGCTTTGCGATCTTCTTGCAGGTGCGAGTAGCAGCCAGCGTAACCAGCCACATCCAAGATGGAATCGAAGTGGTCAGGACTCTTGGAGAGGCGTGCCATCTTGACACCAATCATCAGCAGCGCAACATCTTCAGGAGAAATCACGCAACCAAGCTGGAGTTTCGGCGCCAAGATACCTTGCCAGATCATGGCAATCTGCGAGAAGTTCTGCAACTTGTTGCCGTACTCTTGTTCGCGTGGGCCGCTGATAGTTTCCTGCGCCTGTTGCAGCATGGGCTTAGGAGTAACAGTTGCTGCTTTATCTGCAAACATGGCAGCGAAAGATTCTTCTGTCAGCTTAGGCGTGATAATGCCAACAGATTTGTTTGTTGTCATTGCAGCAGCTTTGGCAAGCGTAGGTATCTTGTCCAGTGTTTTTTGCAATTTCTTTGTCGACGGGGTTCTCATGTGAATAGCTCCAAAAGTGAAGGGGTTTCTTGTTTCTCCAGTTCCTTGCCAGTTCTGGAGCCTAGCACAATGCTGCCGCTGTACGTGGTACTGCTTGCTGCCTTGTGTTTCTTGTTGACGATATCAGTGTAAACCACATCATCAAAATACTTTGCAAAGGTCTTGGAGAATTGGGAAGTTCCAGCGATAGGAACCAGTTTCTTTTTCCCATCTTCCATCTCCACCAAATTCTCATGAGTAATAACTACTACATGGAATGGCGCCTGTTGCAGGATTGAGAAGATACGATCAAGGATGCGTCCTTGTTTTGCGTAGTCATCCCAATCTGGTTTCACATCGTAGTTGTCCTTGAGAATCAGTGCGCGCTGGATGTAGTTCATCGCACTAGCAGACAGTTGACTGCCACTGTCAAGGACAAGAACATCCTCATTGGTGAAAGTACCAACGTCGATACTAGTGGAACCTTCGGCGCCCAGCCCCTTGCAACGTGCACAAGCAACTTGTCCGTGAGCATGGCAGATGCTCTTGCTACCACCCTTGATAACATGCAGCATCGTTTCGATGGCAACAGGAAATACCTGAGTATCAGGAATGCGGAAGAGTTCGATGTTGTCGAACCATTCTGGTTTCATCCGTGGGGAGGACAGTAGAGTTTTAATACCATCCTCGAAGTCGAACCACCAGAGTTTCTTGATGCTTGCAAGTTGCCCAACAAGATCAGTCTTGCCAGTTTTGGGTGGGCCGTAGACAAGAATCTTACGAGCCGCTGACGGTTTGTAGTGTTGGAGTTTCATAATTAATCCGTATTAGGCAGTACTTGAATAACTAACAAATCACAGTCAGGATCGCGCTGATCTATCGCATCCTCGATCATCATGTCCTGATGATCGTAGTACTCTTTCAGCTTAGCTACGAGTTCTTCGTTCGTCGTAGACTTGGGAAGTCCGTAAGATTCTGGCCCTACAATTTTCACCGTGAAGGATAAAGTGTAGCAAATTTGAAGTGACATATCAACCTCGTTCCTTAGTTTGAGCGGCAACCAATTCTGCCAGCGTGAATGAGAAGTCAACACTCTCAAGGCCGTGAATGTCTGTGAGTACTGGAGCTTCAATGCCATGAAATAGACTCTGGTTTCTCATGTGGCAACTACCGTACCACTCACACTGACGGTTGTACTTGTTAATACAGGACTCACCACGCTTAGGGTAGAATCCTAATTCCTTGTACTTGTCAATCATCGCATGCTCGAGGAGTAAGTCTTGTAGCCACTCTGCTCGCTGGGTACGATTCTTGGTGAATGGCAATAGTTGAAACTCGCGTGCCTTGGAACTGTAGACTATGTAAAGGACTTCGTAGTCAGGATCAGCAAGACCAAGCAGATTAGCAACAGCATCAACAACAACGGAATAACCAAGAGCCTGATAGCTATTACCGTAAGTCGCGTCTTTAACGTTCTCGAATCCTGTAGTCTTACCTTCCCAGATTGCCAAACGACCAGTATTGCGATGACGTAGAATAACGTCGATATGCCCGAAATGAAAATATCCATTTTGCGTATCCACTGCAAACGCCAGTTCCACGGCTGGCTTGCCGCTTGGAAGTACAAACACTTCCCAATCTGCCAGTTCATTTGCCATGAACCAACCAAACTTTTCAACAGCGTACAGTGCCCAAGTCAGAGACTTGTTAGCAGTAGCATTGCCGTTAGCGTCTGTCTTCTCTGCATCGTACGGTGCTTTCCATGCCATCCAACATGCCAGTTGTCCTGCTTGCAGGGAACCAGTAGCAGCATACGTTTGAATACCAGCGCCAACAGCGTGACCAAATGCAAAGTCAATGTTCTCTTGCATTGCTTCTGCTGCAATGTCGATACTCGCAGGGAGATTCTGATGAAGAACTTCTAACTCATACAGTCGAGGGCAATCATGCAGCATCGACAGCTTAGAGTAACTAGTGACGTTGCCATGCGCAATGAGGCGGCGATAGCCTTTGTCACTAGTGTTTGCGCTTATCCTTTTAGCTGCTGCAATTTGCTCAGCAGTCGCTGGTGTGCGGTCAGTACTGGTGTTGGCTCCAAAACTACTGGAGTCGCTACCGTAAAAGACTTCATCCAGTCGAGAGAATATTGCGTCTCTTGTTGTGTTGGTGGATTCCATATTGCGTGTGCTAGTTCTAATGTTGATTTCCAAACATGGAAATACTCGGTGTCTTTCGATAGGTGTCTACAAGATTCACAATCGTAGTGAAGTCCTGTAGTTCTCTGTTCAGTTCCACAATAGAAGCATGAAGCAACCACAGCTTGTCCGTATTTACGGTGCCAATGTTCTTGGGGAAATTGGTCAACAGGTCGCAGGAAATACCAGCAACAGTCGAGCGCAGGACATTGATTAGTTGCGCTAACTCTTCGCCAGTTGTAGTTCCATGGGAGTTTGAGGGCTCGCTGTCGGACTGCGTGTGCGTAGGCTGTTGCCATTGTTTGTTCTCCTCCTTACCATATGTGCAATCCCTGCAATACTTGCAAGTAAACAAGAACATTTCATGTCTGCTGCAAGGAATATGGAGTGGAGTACTTTCAGCCATGACAAACTCCTACAACATATCCATTGTCAACTGCGCCGCCTTTTTGGAAGCAGAGGCTTTTCCCTTAGTACCAGTGCTTGCGGCCACAAGAGTCGTGTCAGTGACAATCTGCTGTGCACTCATGATCTTGCCAATCTCTTCGTCCTTCAGCAAATGCACCAGTTCCTCATGACCAATCATAAGGCGGTGGATTTCACCAAGGTGAACTTTCATCTGCGGGTCTTTGTCCAGCATCGCAGTTTCCAGCAGGGACAGACGCTGGATAATAGAGTTGTACTGCGGCGATTGTGTGGATTGGATGGCGCCATCACCAGTGGTAGTTGTAACGAGTTGCGTTGCGTCAGTCATGTCAATCTCCCGTACAGTTATTAGCGTGAGCCTTTACCCAATCAACAGCTTCTTCCACTGTCAACTTACCGTGTTCACGAATATCCTTGTTACCAGAAGCAAGCCAGAACTTACCTTCCAAGTCCTTGTAACCTGTCTCAGTATCAAAGATATTGCCGTCACCATAACCAGTGAGGCGAGTAAGAACAGATAACCTGTCACCAGTAGGAAGGTAGACGAAACTGAGACTGTCATCCCCTATACGAGCTTCAGTCTTCCACTCAAGTTCAGAGACTAACATGCTATATCACTCCAAAGGAAACATCACTGTTCAGTGGTGGAAGTCCACGCTTCTTACGCAGTGCGTCAAGGTAAATCTTACAAGTAGCATCAACCTTGTTACCATCGAACTGGATCTTCAAATCCAGTGCATCATTCATGATGCTAACAAAGTCTTCTGCTTGGTTGCCCATTGCCCACGATACTGCGATCCACAGTGTGGGCCAGTAATCATTGAGTTCGCGGCGCAGTGCGTTGAAGGATTCAGGGAACAAGTAAATCTTCTGCGAGAAGTCTGCCTTGTCACCAACAATGTTGTGCGCAGAATTGCCAGTGTCATCAGGCCCAGCAATTGTTTGCGGTTTGAATGCTGCGAGTTGGCGGTTTTGTTCTTCCAGCAGTTTGCTGGCAGTGGAAGGAACGAAGATGTTGGGTGTAGTCTTAGACATGGTTACTCTGTTGGTGGTTATGACGTAGCTTCAAAAGCATTGCATTTACTGCATCGGCGAATCTCTTGCATACCGAAATAATGGAACTGGTGATTACACGACTGCTTTGCCAGTGCAATTGCTACTTCATTGCGAGCATACGTTTTAATCCACTCAACAATATCACTGGTGTTAGGATTGTCAGACAACCACTGCTGATCTTCAGCCTCAATCTCAGTAACCTTTATACCAATAACGGATGCTTGGTTAGGAGTAATTGCTGCTTCCAAGGCATCTGCTATGTGCCCAAGATTCGTGTGGAATCCTTGTTTGCGACAAGCTCTTGCCCAGGCAATAAGTTCTACAGGAGTAGGAACTTCTCCTGGTTTGTCTTCGACAGCTCTTGTCATTTCACGTACTTCATCTTCCAGTTGCGTAATTACAAGTTCTGCCTGGCGAATGAAACCATGATAAGATTTCAGGTAATTGACACGTTGCATGTCATCCAGACGATTCAACAAGGCAGCATGTTTGTAAGTCTTATCAGACATGTTAGTAACTCCTGCCAAAATCACGCGCATCTTCTGCTGCGTTGCGTTCACGAAACTCCCGTGACTCGATACTCCCAACATGACTGGCCGCCCTATCAGCAGCCTGTTGAATCTTGCGATGTTCCCTCTCGGAGATTGCATCGAGAATCGTTTCCAAACTGCGCTGCATTACAGCCTTACCAGTAGGAATGATGTTGGGATTGTTCATGATGGTGGAGAGGGAGGAAGTCTTAGCGAACAAGAAAATGAATCCAGTTGATGGCATCCGCAGTGTACGCAGCAGGAACTGCTACATCTTCTGGGACGTTGTTAGTGATAGTAGCACAGCCACTGAGGAACAGGACTGCAAACAGCAGGATGTACAGGAGTACCCAGCCAAGGAGGAAGGCTCTCATGGTAGGTACTTCCACATGAAATAGAAGATTGTTCCCAGCACTTGCAAGTAGTACACTACGCACAAGCTAAGGAATATCATACGAGCTGGTTGATACCACTGCATCTCAGTGATGATTACAAAGAACAAGAACAACAGTCCAAGTTCTAACACAAGTGCTGCAATCATAACCTGCTCCCATCCCAAGAAAGTTTAAAATAAATGACAACAAACCCTGGAGGAATCTTATTCTCCGGTGTTGGATACTCAATGCGAATCTCAAGGTTCCCTGCAAACGGCATAGCAAGCCGCTTCTTAGTTGCAGTTTCCAGACTCTTCTCCTTGAGTACTGCATTCTTCAATGTCCGTACTGAGGATTCATGGCAGCGCACTGGTACTTCCTGCCCAACCTTTACAGCCTTGATACTTTCCCAGATTGGTTGATACTTACGGGGCATTGGTAGTGTCCTCTAATGCAGGGAGTGCCGCTATTACTTCGTAACTTACTGCGGTTCGTTTCTTCTCACGGAGGAAGAACGTGGCAACAGTGTTTTCTTTATCCAGTTCGAGACTCACAACAAGAGGCTCCAACTCAGGATCAAGAAAGCCTAGTTTACCCATCTGGTCTTTGTAGTCTTTCCACTTACGGAGCAACGATACCCTAACTACTGCCGCTTGCTTGTCTGTTAGTACCAGAGCAATCTTGCGGTCAGCAACTAGGGCATCGAAGATTTCGACAAGAGTCACAGCGACTCAGTTGATTTTGGTACTGGCTTCACGACGGGCAGCCATAATAGCAGCAAGCTCTCGCACAACTGCCAGTTTGTTGTACTGTACGTGGAAACCGTAAGGTTGTGGTGTCGTGGGAGTACGACGCTTGCCACCTTTCGGTGCCAGTGCGGCTGCTTCGAGAGCATCCAACTTGTAAGCATTGCGCCGCGCATCCATGCGAGCCTTGCCATCTTTGGAAACGTAAGTACCAAGACGTTGGGAGTCGTGCAATACGATAGTGCTTTGGCGCTCGAACTCTTTGTGAGCAGCCGATGGCGAAAACTTTGCTTGATCGTTGAACATACTGGTAAGACCAGCTCGGCCAAGCAAATGATTCAACATTGGGATGAAGCTAACAGATTTCATGATGGTTCCTTAGAAGTTTCGGGAGTTGGAAAGGATGCGCTGTTAGTGAACAGGCTTACGGAAGAGAGCAGGAACCTTGTTGAGTTCTGCTTTACGAGCAGCAATCGCATTGGCGCGACTGGCTTCGGGATCGTGACTGCGATAGCCACTGACACTTGTTGCTTTCACAGTGCCATCGCGCAGCAGTTGCTGGCGGAGAGTTGCAGGAATGGAATCACGTTTGCTTTGTGCCATGATAGTTGATGTCCCTTGAAGTTGATTGGCTTGATTAAAGGTGAGAGCCGCAGTTACGCTAGTGGATAAGTGTCTCAACCCGAACCAGCAGAACTGGCCACGCTACGAAGAGATTCAACCTACATTAATCTACGACTCTCATAATAAGAAAACCCCGGAGCCAGTATTGCTACCAGCGTCCGGGGTTGTTCAAGGTTCTAGTAAGCGGTTCGCTACGCTAGTACCTGTTTGCCACGACTTCCCCGCTATTCGGAGGAC